TATTCACTTTCTACTTTTTCTTTTGCTTACTCTTTTACTTTTTCTTCTGCTTGCTTTTTTACTTTTGCTTACTCTTTTACTTTTTCTTCTGCTTGCTTTTTTACTTTTTCTTCTGCTTGCTTTTTTACTTTTGATTACTCTTTTACTTTTTCTTTTGATTGCTTTTTTACTTTTTTTTTCAGGTTTCAAAAGAGGAACATTAAGTTTTAATTTTTTTACACATTTGTTATGTACAGCTCTTTTTGCCGCTTCTATAGCTGCTCTTCTAGAAGGTGATAATCTACCTTTTATTCTGCTTCTTAAAATTTTTTTAGTTTTTGCAGTTTTTTTATAACATTCTTTATATTCAGGACTATTTTGGTAATCGTCTTTCATTTTTATATTAAAAAATAATTTTTTTTTATTTTTAAATTAATAATTCAGGAAATTTTCTATTAAAATTTACTATTTTTCCTCCTGTTTTTTCATATACTTCTTTTCTACTTTTAAAGTGTTTTAATAAAATCGGATTATTATCTACTAAATCAAAAATAAATGGTAATGTATCCTTTGTTCTAAAAACTCTTCCAAGTACTTGAATAAAATATTGATCTACATCACATGCAAGTAATAATGCATCTAATTTAGGAAAATCAAAACCTGTTCCGCATTTTGATGTAATTCCTACTAAAATTCTACAATTCCTATCAAAATCTTGTTTATTTCCTATTAGACTATCAACATTCTCTCCATATTTTTTTAACTCATTATATAAAATTTTTCCTTGTTCAACTCTCTTTGTTAAAACTAAAAAATTTCTATCAGAAAAATGTCTAACAATATTAATTATTATCTTATTTCTATTATCATCTTCTGATTGATCCTTTAATATTGCTCCCCAATTAATTCTTCCATTTTCAGTTTTCTCCATTCTTGGCTTAAAACCGGTTTCGATCATGTAAACTCTGTGTTCTCTATACATTTCTCTTATTATTTTATTTTTACCAAAATATAAATCTAATAACATATCAAATCCATCTGGACGATATGGTGTCGCGGTTAATCCAATTAAATATCGAGGAGAAATATATTTTAATGATTTAGAAATAGTTTCTGCCATTATTAAATGTGCTTCATCCACAATAACTAAACCAATATCTTTAAAAAAACTTTTTCCCAATTTTTCTACATTTATTGCATTAATAATATAAAAATCTGATTCATCATCAAATTCAGATTTTGATGTCAATTTTTGAACTTTAGACTCAGGACAAAAAGTTAAAATACTATCTTTCCATTGATTAATTAAAACTATTTTATTGACAATTACTAAAGTTTTTAATTTTATTGTCTGTGCTAAACTAATAGATGTTACAGTTTTACCTCCTCCTGTGTATAAACTAATTAAAACACTTCCAGTTTTGTTCAAATATTTTATTGCTTCATCTTTAACAATTTTTTGTTCATCTCTAAGAGTTGCTATAAATTCAGTATTCATAGATGGAAATTCTTTTCTATTTCTTCTAGAAATTCCTAAATCATATGATGCAAAAGAAAAAGGTATATATATATCGTCATTTATTATTTCATATGTATATAAAGTTCTAGTTAATCCACCCATCTTATTATTTATTTTTAATGTTAAATTATCATTTATTTTATCACGTGTTTCATTATTGAGAGTATTTATATCAACTTTTAAGGACATTTTTATATTATAAATATAAAAATGTTTAATTCAATTTTAAATTAATAAAATTTCTTTTAATAAATGAGAAAAATTGAATGGACATACATTCCTATTACAATATTAATATTAATATTAATATTTGTAATTTTTATATATTATTATATCAAAAGATTAAAAAATTATTTAAAAATACAAATAAAGAAATTATGTAATCAGAATGATAAAATTAAAGTATTTAACCCGATATTACCTTTTAAAGATAAAAATTTCGATAAAAGTAATGCTTTATCATTATATTATATAAATAAAGCGGTTTCAGATTGGAGTGGTTGTAAAGATCCACTTCCTGAACCTCCAGAAAATTTTAAATTAATTAAAACTTTTCAATGTTATGATTCTTATTCTGATAAGAATAGAAATATGATAGTAATGTATAAATCTGATATTTTAAATATGATGATAATATCTTTTTCTGGTACAAAATATTTATCAGAATGGGTTGATGATGCAGATTTTAGACAAATTAGCCCTAATTTTTATAATGATTCAAAAATTCTAATACACAGAGGGTTTTATTCTATGTATAATAGCACTAGAGATGATCTATTTAATACAATAAAAAATAATATTACAGAAAATACATTAATAATATTAACAGGTCATTCTTTAGGAGGTTGTTTGGCTGCAATTTCATATGTTGATATTTTAAAAAATTTACAATCTTTACCTTTTTATTCAACTATTAAATCTTATTTATATACATTTGGTTCTCCAAGAGTTGGAAATAATGATTTTGCTAATTTTATAAATAATAATAATGATAAAGATTTTTTCGTATCTTATAGAGTTGCTAATACAGAAGATGTTATACCAATTGCTATATTACCAGTTATAGGAGAATATATTTATGAACATTATAATAATTTAGTATATTTTACAATTAATTTGAAAGATAATAATCTAAATCACGGTGAATCATATATTAAATTTTTATCTTAATTATAATATTTACTTAAATAAAAAAAATGAAAATTCTAGTATTATCTGGTGGAGGTAGTTATGGAGCATTTGAAGTAGGAGTAGTAAGTAATTTGATAGAAAAAGGGTTAGGTGGATGGGATTTGATTACAGGTGTTTCGGCTGGTTCTATAAATGCATGTTATTTATCTACAGTACCAAAAGAAGAAGAAAAAAATAATATAGATATTTTTAAGAATTTATGGTTAAATATAAAAGACAAAGATATATATAAACCTGATTTTTTCCTTAATGGTTTAAGTGTATATAATACTAAACCTTTAGAAAAAAAATTAGATGAAATATTTAGCAATAGAAAATCAGTAAGACCAGTTGTAATAAGTACTACATCTTTAAGTGATTCTCAAGCTGTTCATTTTAATAATGAAGACATTGATAAATATGGTTTTAAAGATTTAATTATGTGTTCAACTGCAATACCTATATTATTTCCTCCTTATTCTTTTTTAGATGATATGTTTTGTGATGGTGGTTTAACATCAAACGTAATATTTTACGATGCTATAAATTATGCAATACAAAATGATGAAAAAGAATTAGAAATAGATATAATTATATGTGGGAAAATAAAAGATAAAGAACATATAAACAAAGATAATTTAAATTTTAAAAAATATTTTCAAAAACTAATAACAATAATAACTCAGCAAGTAGAATATTCTCAATTATTAGATAAAATAAATATACCTAAAGAAGATTTTATTATTAAAGTAAAAATTTATGAACAAAAAAATGAAACATCAATAAGTTTACTAGATTTTGAAAGTTGTGGTATTTTATGGAATCAAGGTTATGATTTTAGTAATGTTAATGTATATGAGTTAAATTAATTTTTAAATATCATTTCAAATTAAATATTTTAATATTTTTTATTATTATAGATAATAAATGGGAGATAGAACTACAAATGAAATTGGTGATTTTCAACAAAAAGTTGTTAAATCATCTAGCGATATAAATTTAGTAGGAAGTATTGTAATTGGATCTATTTTTGGTATAATTGGTCTAGGATTATGTATTAAATCATTTATTCCTAAACCAGAGAATATTAATTGTTCAGGAAAGGATAGTGATTCTTCATGCGAATTTAATAAAGACATAATATGTAGTGTAGATAAAAAAAATTGTTATATTAAAAAGAGACCTTATTATTTAATAATACCAGGTATTACTATGTTAGGTATATCTGGTTTAATATTTTATATGTACTTCTGGAAAAAAGTTTATAATAAAAGTTTATCAGAAAATGAAAGTATTTTGTAATAAAATTTTATTGTTATACAATAAAATTTTATATTTTAATATATTTTAATTAAATAGGATTCCATCCTGTACTTGTATAAATATACAAATCTGGTTGTGCTAATAAAGGATCTATATCTACAACAACTTGACCAACTACACCATTTAGACCTAAAGTTTTTGGATTACCAATACATGTAGGTAAAACAACTACTGAACCAGCAACAACATTTGCAGCAGAAATTCTGTCTGCATTTAAATCTTGCACATCTACAGTGCTAACATTTTGAACATATGTAAAACTAGCATTTGGATTATTAGAAGACATTTTTTATTAATAGAAAAGATTTTTTTTATTTTTTAAAATTTTGATATAAAGAAAAAATTTTAAGAAAAAAAAATGAATGTTGACCTATCTTTATTTTTAAGAAATATAGCAGATATGCTAGACTCAAATAGTTTGAATAATAAAGAATTGCAATTAGTTGGTGAATTTTATATGTCTTATAAATTTCAGAATAATATTGTTAATAATTTTGATAATATTGATAATGAAGAATTAGAAAATATAAAAGATAGCGATTTTATTAAATATCTTATATTAGGATGGTATATTTATTGTGTTATTTTAAAGGATGATAATTACTTAAACTTACAAAATCAAATAAAAGAAAATTTATGTTATGAAAAAAATATAAAAAATCTAGATTTAACAGAAGATAGTAAACGATGTAGATAAATTATTCTAAAATTACTTTTTTTTTTAATATAATTACATTATTACTATCATTATCATTTTCGTTATCACTCTCATTATCAACATCTTCAAAATTATATAAATTTTTTAAACGTTTTTCTAAAAGCAAAATTTCATCTTCCATTAAATTATTTTTAAAATTTTCTAAATGTTTTATAAATATATATTTTTTATTATATTTATTTCCAATGCATAGAATCATTATATATTCTAATTTTGAAATAATATCGTTATTTTTATAATATTTATTTTTATAATAATTTTTTATTATGTGTAAAATTTTGCGATCATTAATATTATTTTTAATAACTTCAAAAATATCTATAATAAGTAATAAATCAAAATTTTTAAAATCTAATATTGATAAAATATCGTAATTATTATTATCTAAACAGTTTTTTAAAAATACTATATATTCATCTTTAATCATTTTAATTAATAAAAAAATTGAAAAATAAATTAATTTTTTTATAAAAATTATAAAATGAACATATTTTTTCTTCATTTAGACCCAAAAAAATGTGCAGAAATGCATGTTGATAAACATGTTGTTAAAATGATATTAGAAAGTGTTCAATTATTGTGTTCTGCTCATCATTTACATCCATGTGATAATTATACTCCCCCATATAAATTGACTCATAAAAATCATCCTTCATCAATATGGACAAGAACAAGTAAAGAAAATTATTTATGGTTAGTTTCTCTGACTAAGGAACTTTGTAAAGAGTATACTTTTAGATATGGTAAAAAACATAAATGTGAACAATATCTAGAAGATTTAGAAAAAAATATACCAAATATCGAAAAAAATGAATTTACACCTCCGTTGCCAGCAATGCCAGATATATACAAGAATAAATTTACTAATAATAAAGAACAAGATATAGAAAATTCGATTGAATCATATAGACAATATTATTTTTTTGAAAAAAGTGATTTATTTTCATGGAAAAAAAGAGAAGTTCCTCAATTTATAAAAGAATATTATGAATTATTTTAAAAATATTTTTGTATTACTAATTTAGTAATACATAAAAAATTTACTTAAAAACCAGAATTCATTCTATATTGGTTAGCATAATAACCTTCACTTAATGCTCCAGCTTCTCTCAATTGTTGTTGCTCTTGAGCCATAGCTTGAGCATATGGGTAATAACCACATGCAGGATAAACATCTGCACTTAATTGAAGACCAAAGTTACCAGTAACATTAGTAACATTATTATAGCAACCGTTTTCTAAATTGCAATTTGCATCACATTTGGTTTTATTCAAAGGATAATTAAAATTATTATTATAATCTCCAACTTCATTCCAGGCCATTGTATTTCCATACATTTCTTTACTTCCACCATTTTCTGCATACATAGCGCCAGCGATACCATTAGCTGACAAGTTGATATATTCCATGTATTGAGGACGTTGATTGTTTTCTACCATAACACGATCTTCTGCACTGTTACAACCAGCTCTTTTTGTCCAAAAAGAGTCTGGGCATACTCTACGTCCAGCAGTATCCATCCCATTCCATATTGGGCAGACCATATTTTGAGGATTTAAAAATCTATCTGATTCCACTTTATTGGCATAAGCGGTATCGACCTTGCAGGTACGAATCGCTGATTCTAAACTAACGCTTCCAGCACTCATTGTTTTTTATTCTTATCAAGAGAAAAGATTTTATTTTTTTTTTATTTTTAATTTTATTTAAATTTTTAATTTATAGCCAAAAAAAAAATATAAAAATGAATAAAGATAAATTTAAAGATCCTCAAAATTTAGAAGAAGTTAAAAATTTAATTACCAAATGTCCAACATTAAAAGATATCATAGAATTAATTGAAAAAATTTATCCAAAATGGATTATAACATTTTTAAATAAGTATTCTGATGATTATCCACATCTAGAAAATAACTGGGAAATTTTAACAAAAGAAACTAATATAAATAAAGCACAAATTTTAATTGTTGAGTATATAGATGATGAAGATGATGGTGAACATGAATTGATACAACTATTTGTTCAACTGTTTAATCAAGTTGGTTTTATTGTTAGAACTAAAGAAGAAATATTTCCTTGTAGAGTTTGTAATTCTGCAATTCCTCATAAACCTTCATATAATAAAATGAAAGAATTGAACTTAAATATTCCTGAAACATGGAATGATAAATGTTATAAATGTTAATTTTTTTAAATATTTAAAAAAATTACCAACAAGTTTTAGGAGGTTCGTCAGATGAATAAATAAAAAGTCCTGTATCACCAAAAGATAATTTTACTTTCCATCCTAAATTTTCAAGTTCTAACATAATTTTTTTTACAGAATCTGAAACCAAATTTTTTCCATAACTTGTATATTTATCTAAATCAAAATATTCTTCTTCATTTTTTCTACTTATCATAAAATAATATATATTTTCACGCATTAAATTTTCTACTCTTAATTTCCATAATATAGAAAAACCAATTTTATTATCTACATGTAATATTTCTGAAAATCTATTCATTTTATATTTATTTCAAGTTTTTAGATTTTAATTTCTTGTTTTCAATTTGTACTTCATATAATTCTCTTTGTAATTTTTTCATCTGAGTTAATAAATCATCATAATTTTCTTTATTTTCTTCATAATATTTTTTTCTTCTTTTAGGGGTTTTAGGACTAGGAAAAGAATTGCTTGAACTACTACTTCTTGAAGATGATGAATAATTATCTGTTTCTTCTTCACTATCACTATAATTATTTATTTTTTTAAAATCAACTGGTTTATTATTAAAAGTTTTATAATATGATAATGGATTTTCCTTAGATCTTTTCTCAAACTCATTTTTTTCTTTTTCAAACTTTTCTTTTTCTTCTATTCGTTTTTTATAAAAAATTTCTTTTTCTACAGGTGTTATATCTTTTTTTTTAGTAACAACACTTTTTTTAAGATTTTCTTTATTAATTTTTTCTTTATTAATTTTTTCTTCTATACTTTCCTTTTTAATACTTTTTATTTTAGAAGTTTCGTTTTGTTTAGTTTTTTTTATATTTTCATTATTTTTAATACTTTCTTTATCAATTTTTTGAATACTTTCCTTATTATTTTCTTCACTTTCTTCTTCACTTTCTTCTTCACTTTCTTCTTCACTTTCTTCTTCACTTTCTTCTTCACTTTCTTCTTCACTTTCTTCTTCACTTGAACTATCTTCACTCTCGCTTACTGCCCTATGATATTTTTTTTGTATTTTTCTAGACCGTACATTAATTTTTGTATTATTTATGTTAAATGATTTTTTGGGTAAAGAGTCAATATAGTTTTTTAATTCTTGCTCTCTTTTTTTATCTAAAATCCATGAATTATTTTTAGTAATTTTTCCATCAATACTTAATAAAAATTTTTCATGATTTTCTTTATTACAAGATACTAGTAAAGAATTTTTATTATAAATTTTGTAAGATATATCTGACATATTTATTTTTTTATTCTTATACTTTAAATAACTTTTATAAAAAAAATTAAACTAAAATATTTAATATTAATAAAATATTTTATAAATAATGAAAAATGAATATAAAAGCTATAAAGATAAAAATCCATATAAAAATAGATGCGAAGAATCAATTAGTATAAGAGCAAAATATCCAAATCATGTACCCGTAATAATAGATATTGGAGATGAAAGTTTAAAATTAAATAAATATAAATTTTTAGTTCCATATGGTACATATATTTCTTATTTAGTATATAAAATTAGAAAACAACTAGTTTTAGAAAGTTATAAAGGTATATTTTTATTCTGTGATAATATAATGTTATGTAATATAGATAATATTGAAGATATATATGAGAACTATTTAATAAGAAATAAAATAGAGAAATATGGAGACCAATTTTTATATATGAGACTACAGTCCGAAAATGTATTTGGAAATAATATTTAAAGATTATTATATTATAATATAATAAGTATGTTAGAACAAGATAGATATTTACGTTTATATCCAATTCCTTGGCCAGTTTTTAGTATAAAAAATTATGTAAAGGATCAGGATGGTTGGTGGAATTACCGTAAAAATAAAAGATATAAAAAAATTTATAATTCAAATTTATAAAAGTTTTTAAAATTTAAAATTATAAAAACTTAATTATTAAATACTATCAAACTTTTCTTCAAATTTATCTTTAAACTCATCCTTTTCTAACTCTTCATCTTCTTCATCTCCACTTTCTTCAAAATCAAATCCTATATCTCCAACCTTTTCATCTTCAACATCTAATTCATTTATTTTAATTCCATCAGGTAATTCACCCATTTTAACTAATTTTTTTACTTCTTTTGCTTGATATAAATAAATTATATCACATTTATTATCTTCAAATTCTCGTAAACTTACAATTACGATGTCACCTACTTTTATCCAAATTTTTTTTCTCATTGAACCTCTAATATTACATATACGCGTTTTTCCATCGAAACAATTTCCTTCAAGTCTACAATTTCCTAATAATTTTGTAATTTGACAATATTCTTGTAATTCTTCCTTAAGAACAATTTTTCTTTCTGCTTGTTCAGTAGGTCTTTTTCCCTTCTTTCCTTTTTTACCGCCTTTCTTATTTATAACCATGATAATATAATCATAACATATTAAATTTATTTTTTCAATTTTATTTTTATGAAATGAAATTTTAACTTAAAAAAGAAAAATCTTATTATTAAGTATAAATGTTAAATTTGAAATCTATTATTTCTTGTAATATAAACGGTACTCCTTTAACTTCATGTAATCTATCAAAAAGAATTTATGAATATAAAAAATTTTTAGATGAAAATGTAAAAGAAAAATTTTTAGATGAAAATGTAAAAGAAAAATTTTTAGATGATGAATTATTTATAATTTCTATTCAAGGACTATATGGATATAGATCTGGAATTTTGGGATATTTATTTAATAAATTATCTTTTGAACTATCTCAATATCACAATCCTACTTTATTAAAAAGTTTTTTAAATGTATTTATTTCTAATAATATAGAAGCCAATGATTTTGAAATACTTTCTACAACTTTAAGTATAATATCAAGAAAAATTCCATTCTTAAATATAGGTAACTGGGATTTAAAAAATTATATATCAAATGAATATATAAATAATTTTATACCCAACAACTCTTTTCCTTCTATTTTTGATTTAAAATCATTATATCTATTAAATCCTTTATTTGATAGTGGTTGTACTATTATTTCTAATAAAAAACATTTAGAATCAGGATTTGAAAGATGGAATATAATTGATTCTTGTAGTTTTAGTAATAAATTATTTAACCAAGGTATAAATTGGGCTTATTTTGAATCAAATAAAAATGGTATTAGTATAATAAACTTCGAACTTATTAAGAATGAAGATCTGTATAATTCACAATTTATTCAACTTTTAAATTTAAAAAATATTTTAGAAAAAAAGTTTACAGATAACTCAAATTTGGTTAAATATGAAACTTTCATTATTGGAGATTTTAACTTTGAATTTAATTTGAGAGATATTTTCCAAGAAGTTGATAAAAAATGGGAAATGTTTGATAGAAATCATTTACAAATATTAAATAATAAAGATTATTCAACTACAAACTTTATATTATATAACAAATATTATGATACAAACTCTGAAAATATAAATTTAAATATTTCAAATAAGACAAATTTTGTAATAGATGATGATAAAATAGATTGTATAGAATTTATGTATACTAAAACTATTGAAGAAAAGGAAGAAAAAGAAGAAAAAGAAGAAATAAAAAATGAAGTATTAGAAATTAATGATGAAATTTATATTGAAAGTTCTTTAGAAGAAAATATTGAAGAAAATATAAAGAAAGAAATTGAAAAAGTAAAAAATATTGAAAAAATCGAGGATAATTTAGTTAATGTAAATAAAAATGATATTATTATTACTATAAATGATGATTATTTTTACAAAAATCCATTAAATAAAAACAGTGATGATGAATGGGAAGCTATTTAATTATAATTTTGATATTCTATAATCATAAATATATGTAATAAATAAAACAATTCCAAAAAGTATAAATATATATATTATTTGAGCAATAATCTGGTTTTCATAATTAAATTTTTTAAATAAATTTATAACTAAATTATTTATAGCTAAGGAAATTGCCATTGCTAATGAATAAATTATAATAACTTTAATATTATTTGTTAATGTCTCTTTATTTTCTTTATTTAAAATTCTTTGTTTTTGGTTTTCTATTTTATTTAACATTTATTAAATAAAATATTTAAAATTGATTTTTATATAAAAATTTTTATATAAAAAATTATTTAACAAGTAAAATATGAGAATAAGACTTATAAATTTTAGATGTTATATAGATAAAACTTTTGAATTTGAAGATAATAGTTTATCTTTAATATCAGCAGAATCTGGTGCAGGAAAGTCTACAATATTAATGGGTATTCAATTTTGTTTATATGGATCTGGTACAAAATTACAACATAATGGAAAAACATCTTGTTCTGTTGAAATAAATTTTGAAGATATGCATATAATTAGAACAAAAAGACCAAATAGATTGGTTTTAAATGATATATATGAAGATGAAGTGGCGCAAAATATAATAAATAAAAAATTTGGTGATGCTTTTAATATAACAAGTTATATTCCTCAAAATCCAATAAATTCTTTTATATTAATGAATCCAACTGATAAATTAGAATTTTTAGAAAAATTCGCGTTTAAAGATATTAATCTACAAGAAATTAAAAATAAAGCAAAAAATTTGATATCTGAAAGAAATGATGAATTGAATAAAACTATGTCTCAAATTGATATAACAAAAAATATTTTAGATGAAATGAATGAACCTATAGAAGTTAAATTTCCATTTAAATGTAAACCTAGTGACTATGAAAAAATAACAAAAAGTGAAGAAAATAAAGTTAAAAATTCAGATATTGGGTTAAAAAAATCTAAAAATATAATATTAAAAACACAAGAAGAATTGAATAGTATTTGTAGTTTAAATTCTTATATTAATTCAAAAAAGGAAATTATAGATAATCTATGTGACAAAATGGAAAATTTAAAGATAGAAGAAGAAATAATTGATTATATAGGAGATGAAGAACTTGATGAATATAAAAATAAATTGGAAAATATACTTATTAATAAAGAACTAAAAAAATTAGATGAAAAATTAAGAGATGATATAAAAAAATTGGAAGAAATGAAAAAAACTGAGATAGAAAAACATGAAAAAGAGTTAGAAAATATTAACTCAAAATTATGGAATGAATATACAAAGGAAGATACAGAATATAGTATATCTGAATATGAAGAAATTATAGAAGATATTAAACGTATAAGATTTTTAGAAAAGCAAATTATTAATAATATTGATGAAGAAAAATTAAAAAATGATAAAATACTTTTAGAAAAATTAAAGGATGAATTTGACTCTAATAAAAGTAAATTAGATATTATGAAGAAACAAAAAACAATATATTCTTGTCCATCTTGTAATCATAAGCTCAGATTTAAAAATAATCAATTATATATATCCGAGGATAATTTAAATATAGATACAGAAATATCTGAAGAAGATTTAAATAAAGAAATTATAAAAATACAAAATAAAATAAAAACTTTAGAAAATAATATTCCAATTGAAGAAAATAAGATAAAAACTAATAAAAATATAGAAAGTCAGATATTAGATATAAAGGAATCATATGAAGATGAATCTCTTAATTATGATGAAATTAAAGAAAATTTAGATGATCTTAGAACTTATTATGATACACAAATTAAATTAGAATCAAGAAAAAAGATCATAGAAGATTCTTTAAGCAATAATTTTTCATCTTCTTATAAACTTTTTGAAAAAGATGTAGAAAAATTAAAAATTAAGGTAAAAAATATGAAAGAAGATTGTATAAATTTTGATGAAAAAATGGATGAAGAATATATTCGTAAATTTATAAATGATCAGGAAAATAATAGGGAAAAATTATTAAAATTAGAAAAATACAAAGATGAATTAGAAAATGATAATAAAAAATATAAAAAACAGATAGATGATTTAAGTAAAAAACACTTACAAAAATATGAAATAATCAGATATGAAGAGGAATTAAAAGTTATTATAAAAGATAATGAAGAAAAAATTTTAGAATTAGAAAATAAAAAAGAAAATTCTTTGAAAAATCTAGATCAGATTGAAAAATTTAATAAATACATAATAGAAAAAGATAAATATAAAAATATCAAAAATAAATTAAAAAAATTAGAAGAAAAAGAAAAAGATGACAAGAAAAAATATACAGCTGCTTTAATATTTAAAGAAAATGTTTTAGAAGCTGAAAGTATAGCAATTCAAAATATTATAGAGAGTATTAATAATCATGCACAAGTTTATTTAGATTACTTTTTTTCAGAAAATCCTATGATTGTTAAATTATTAAGTTTTAAAGAAACAAAAAAAAATAGTAAACCTCAAATAAATTTGGAAATAGATTATAAAGGTATGGAAGCTGATTTAACAACTTTAAGTGGTGGAGAAACAAGCAGATTAGTTTTAGCATTTACATTGGCTTTAAGTGAAATGTTTAATACTCCAATGTTATTATTAGATGAATCAACTGCAAGTCTAAATCAAGAATTAACATCTGTAGTATTTGATTCTATTAAGGAAAATTTTAAATCAAAAACAGTCATAGTTGTTGCACATCAAGTAGTAGAAGGAGTATTTGATAAAATTTTAAAATTAAATAATATTTAAAAAATTATATCATAAATATATGATTATAGACGAGGATTTTGAGGATTTTGAGGATTTTAATATAGAAGAAAAATCTGAGAATAAATATAATATTTATACAATAGTAACTGAAATAGATAATAAAAAATATATATTATCAACATCTAATAATGATACTGATTCAGCAATTAAATTCATTTTAGATAAAATGATTGAAGAATTGAATTTAACAGAAACAAAAGATATAAAAGATTTTAAGGAAAAATTTAGAAGTGATATTACAAAAGTACAAAAATGTCGAACAAAAATTAAAGATAAAGATATATTTAATATAGTTAAAATATAATTAGGATAATTAAATTTAAAATAAATTTAATTATTATATTAATAGTATAAAATGTCAAATTTAAATGAAATAAGAGAAATGTTAAATTTTATACAACCATATTATGATGAATTAAATTCAAACTTTAGTGAATCATATTTAAAAGGATCTATATGGTATGTAGGTAAAGATTTAAATAAATGGTGGGATAATTGTAATAATATTAGATACTTTAGTCAAAATAAATTGAAATTAAAATGTATAATAGAAATAATTTTATTAAATAAAAAAAATAACAGAAATAATAAAAATGTCTAATGATATACCAATATTAATACCTCCAGATATTTGTACACAAGAAGATGATAATTTAACATGTCTTGAAAATATAAGCAAAAAAAATTGTAGTGATATTGAAAAATCAATCAATACATTAATTTCTGGTAAAAATACAGATGATTTAAATAATTATAAAGATAATTTAAAACAGGCTGATATAAAAAAATTTTTAAAAGTTACATCTGATAAAATTAACAATGTCTTTACAAATTTTTCATGTATTATAGAAAATATAAATAATAATACTACACTAAAACTTAATGAAGATGAAAAAATAGAGCCTGCAGATGAAACCAAATTAAAATACAATTTTATTGCAGATATAATAGAAAATAATAAAGAATTACAAACCAAATTATTTAATAATTTGGGAGGTAATAAATTAAAAGTTATTAATATTATAAGTATAATATTTTTTATTGGATCTATTATATTAATAATATATTTAATGATGAAAAAGTAATTTTTTACAAATGTGTAAAAAATTAAAATCCATTTTTACAAAAATCTACAACTAACCCTCTCTTATTAAAAATTGCTTTGTTTTTATATTGTTGATTACAATACTGACATTGTGGGATAACATTATCTAATGTTAAAGATTTTCTAGGATCCATATGTCCTTTTTGTAAAATAGTTAATTGATTTGTATTATATCTTAGGGGATTATTTTCAATGTTTCCACATGTAGCACAACAAAAATTATATTCTTTTTTAAGTAAATACCAATTTTCATTATCTAATTCTTCTTTTCTTTTTTCTTTATAAAAATTTTTATATACATTATGCAAATTTACCAAACAATAATTACTTTTATTAATCTTTTTATTCTTAAAAATATCATTTGATTTAAGCAAATTAAATCCATATTGTAAACCTAGATGTCTTATTTGTAAGGAATCACATGAGTGAAATATTTTTTCCTTATTATTCAATTTATTTATGACATAATTACGGATATCATCTATATTTTTTTCTTTTTTAATATGTATATATAAATATTCTAATACTTTTCCTAATAATGATTTACTAGATGGTAATTTACAACCATAATTTTTTAAATAATGATTATAATAATATTTAATATACTTATATGGGTGTACTTTCCTTCTAAATAAATGTTTTTTAACATTTCTTTGAATAGTTTTAACATATTTTAATTTAGATCTAGTGTACATTTTAAAATATACATATATTTTAAAATTTTAAAAAAATTATAAATAATATGAAAAGAATAGAGAAAGAAATGTAAGAATACCAATATTTTGTATTTTAGAAGAACTATTAACAATAGGATCATTGTGAAATGGTTGTTCTGTTGTTATTGGTTGATTTGTAGTAACTATATTTTTACTTGTAGTTATTTGTTCAGATGTAGGTTGTTGTTGATTTGTAATAACTGTATTTTTACTTGTAGTTACTGGTTCCGATGTAGGTTGTTGACCTGTAGTAACTGTATTTTGAGTCGTGATAATACAATTTGTACTTAAATTTCCAACATACATACTTTTAAGATCATTTGTAACTGAACTTTTTCTAACATGAAATTTATATTTAGGATTTTTAAAAAATATATCTAAATCTTGTCCAACAGTTTTTAATAAATCAGATTTTCCACCAGGATGTTTATAACCAGTAATATCATATACATTACCTTGATACATAAATAATTTATCACTATTTATTACATCATTTTCTGTAAAACAAGTACCAAATACAGAACTTATAAGAGATAATAGAGTAAAAATTTTAATTAACATTTTTATTGAATATTTTTTAATTTTAAATTATATTTAATTTAAAATTTTATAAACTTAAGTTTTTATCTAACAATTCTATAAGTAACATAACCATTTTTTCTTGTAATTTCTATAATATCTCCTTTATCGAATCCATAAAATCTTGATATTGGATCAGTCTTTAATAAAATTGGATATTTTTGAAATTCTTTTGATTGTTTATCTGTTTTTTTATATTTTAAAACATGTTTTGGAACTAAGAAATGTTTTGTAATATTATATTGTAATTCATCTTCATTAAATAATTCTATTATAATTTCCTGTGAATCTTCTACAACTTTTTTTGCAATAGGTGTAGCAGAATCTTTATAAACAATGAGACAATGCCATACATCCATTTTTTTTATCATTGAAATATATTCTTGAATTCTATCAACATTAAATTTTGTCATATATTTTGGAATAAAAGCACAAATCTGTGTACCATCTTGTTTTATTGCCAAAATTCTTTCGTCATCTTGTTCAGCAATTTCATAACCCCTTTGTTGAAACATTTCAACGCACGTATTATATGCTTTAAGAGTAGACATTTAAATTTTTAAAACAAAATTGTTTTAAAAATTCATTTTTATTTTCTATTTGTATAAAGTATTTCTTTAAAATATTTAATATCATTTTCACCTTTTAATTTTTCTATATAAATATCTTCTACAATTTTTTTTTTATAAAGAAAAAAAGTTTTATGTTCATTTGTTTTATCAAACCAGTTTTCTGTATGATAATTATAAAAAATATATTTATCATAAACTTTTTCAATAAAATATAAATCATATAGATTAGATTGAGGACCATATCTATCATAGCCATCATGTTCAATTTCTATTTTTATCCAAATAATATTCTTGTCAGAAAAATATTCTTTAATTTTTTCAATACTTATATTTGGACAAGTATCTTCATATAATTCTTTATTTTCAAAAATACTTGTATTATCTTCTTTAACCGAATTCATCTTATATAAATAATTATTTTTACGATTATGTTTATTTATAATCATTAATAATTAATTGTTAAATGTATTTTTAATTTTAATTTTCAATTTTATTTACTTTTTTCTTTATTTTTTATATAATTCTTATAAAAATCTGTTTTTTCAAATTCTTGTAATAATTCAAATGTTTTATTTTTTACATTTGGAATATTATTTCCAAATTCTTGACCTACATATACACCTAATAAAAAAGAAACTATTGATTGAAACATTTTTTATTTTAAGAAATATAAAATTGATTTAAAAATTTGATATAATATTATTATTAATATGTTCGCAAAGGCTATGAATTCAACTACTACATGGAATGGTGCAAAATCTTTATCTACACCAGATGATAATAAAATATATGAAGGTAGATTATTTTTATTTTTTAAGGCTATGAGAGGCATTTTTGATGATAATTTATTTAATAATTTAGAAAAATCTGCTAAAGAAGATTTAGTTGATACATTTTTATTATCTTTTAATACAAGAGATCCAAGAGGAGGTAAGGGAGAGAGAGAATTAGGAAGAAAAATGTTAAAATGGTTATTTCTAAATTATCCTTTACAATTTAAAAAAATTTTTGAATTAATACCAGAATATGGAAGATGGGACGATTTATTAATATTTTTTCCAGGATGTTTAGAGTGTGGAGATGTAGAACAAAAAATTCAACTATCTATTGTAAAATATTTTGCAAAACAGTTAAAAAAGGATAAATTATTAATGTTAGAAGGTAAGCCTATATCATTATGTGCAAAATGGGCACCTACAGAAAAAGATTCTAAAGATAAAAAATATTGTTTAGTAGAAACTTTATGCAAGGAAATGAAAATTACAAAAACCGCATATAGAAAAGAATATATATCTCCTTTAAGATATTATCTACAAATTGTGGAAAGATATATGTGTTTAAATTTATGGTATGATATTGACTATTCTAAAGTTCCATCTTGTGCGATGAAAAAATTAAAGAAATCTTTTGAAAAACATGAACCTGAACTTTATAATGAATGGAAAAATAATTTAGAAACAGGTAAAACAAAAGTAAATGCAAAAGCCTTATATCCGCATGAATTGGTAAAAGAAATTAGACAAAAGGGTTTTGCAGATCAAGTTTGTTTAGCTCAATGGAAAGTTCTGGAAAATGAAGTTAAAAAATTAGGAATTTTAACAAACACTTTAGTAGTTGTTGATACATCTGGAAGTATGCAATCTCCTAATTACTTACCTTTAGATATTTCAACTGCAATAGGTCTTCTTGTGTCAAATCTAGTTGAAGGAGAATTTCATAACCATATCATAACTTTTCACGAAACTCCAACTTTTGTAGTTCTAAGAGATGGAGATCTATCTGAAAGATATGAACAAATTAAACGTATTCCATGGGGAGGTTCTACAAATCTTCAAAAAACTTTTGATATGATTTTAAACAAGGCAAGAGATGCAAATTTAACAAACGAACAAATGCCAGATAAATTATTTATTATATCAGATATGCAGTTTAATGAAATAGAAGGTTATAGTTATAATGGTGTTCATAAAACTAATTTTGAATATATTGACGAACAATATGAGAATTACGGTTACAAAAGACCAAAAATAGTTTTTTGGAATGTTAATGGTTCTTCTACTGATTTTCCTGTTAGTATAAAAGATGATGGTACATGTTTAATTTCAGGCGCAAGTTCATCTATATTAGAATCTGTTATAAAAGCTACAGATTTTAACTCAGTTTCTATTATGAGAACTGAATTAGATAAGAGTAGATATCATAATATAGTAAATAATTTAAAATATGATTAATCTTTTAAGTAAAATACTTTAAAAGATTAAAAAAAATATATAAATGAAAACAATAATATTACATCATTTTCCATTTCATTATGAAATGATTCCTTCAATTTTAACACAGTTTCAAGATTATAAAATAGATTTATATTTTACACAAAAAACTGATGATCTAAAAAATTGGAATAATATTTATTCTCAAACAAATATTCCTTATAATATAATTGATCAAATTAAACATAAAAATTATGAACTAGTTATTTTAGATACAGATGATGATCAAATAATGTGTCAAGTATATAACGATTATTTTAAAGGTATACCAGTATATATAATTAATCATAGTAAAGATGGTAATAGAAGTAAAATAGATGAAATTTTTAAAAGAACTATAGATATACATGGAATAAATAAAAAATTAAATCCTTTTCATTTTTGTGGTTTTAGATATATAAATATAGAAGAAAAACTAAAAAAATTAAGTAATAAAATTAGTGTTGCAATTATAGGAGATATTATAAATGAAGAAACAGATTTCTTAGATAATTTAATTAAAAGATTTAAAAATTTTAATGATATAGATTTTTATATTATAAATAGAAATTATCCTTATTGGTATACTAAAAAATACTTAAATATAAAATATTTTATTAATTGTAATACTCAGATAATGTTTAAAATTTTAGAAAGATGTCATTATATATATTTTTTTGCTTTTTCAAGAGGTATAAATACATGTTCTGCATGTTTTGGTTTATCATATTCAACACTTTGTAGAATGGTATGTTGTGAAAGAATTAGAGAACAATATAATATCAAAACTCCTATTTTCAAAAATATGACTGAAAGTTTTGACTTAATACCATTAAATAAAGAAAATTTAATTGATATTAATATTGAGAGAGAATCTTTAATAAACCAGACTGGTACATATATAAAAAATTTATTAAAATCTTAATTTTTTTTATTATATCAAATAAATGGCGAATGATATTATAATGCCTATGAGTCCTAAAGTAAAAAAAACTAATTTTAAAGGAACTCCTCAATATAGTATTTCTATTTTAAAATATTTAAAAAAAAAATATAAAAATATAGCATGTGTAGTAGTTCCAAACATTAAAATAGATGTAAATTTAAAACATACTGATGTATCTTTAAGATGGATTCAAACATCAGATAAGGAAGGTGAGTTTTCAATACCTAAAAATTATTGGAATTATTTTAAAGAATGCATAAATAATGATAAAAGATTCATAATATTTCCATTTGGATTTAATTGTACATATAATCTTGGACATGCTAATTATATTATATACGATAAAAAATATAAAAGTATGGAAAGATTTGAACCTTATGGAAAAACAAAAAGAAAATGTACAAATCCTAAAAATATAGACTATAAAATAGAAAAATTATTTAATGATAATTTAAGTAAGGGAAAAAATAAATTTATAGTAAAATATTATAAACCATTAGATTTCCTATCTAAAGAAAGTTTTCAAAGAATTCAAGAAAATGAAAAAGATATGGGCGAAAATGATCCTCCTGGAGGATATTGTGTTATTTGGTCATGTTGGTATGCTGAATTAAGATTAAATAATTATAATAAAAATCGTAAATATTTAGTTGATTCTGCTTTAAAAAACATTTTAGAAAAAAATGGTTCTTTAACAGACTATATTAGAAATTATTCTGAAGATATAGTAAAAAAATTAAATTAAAGAAATATTTTTTTTAAATAAAATGTTTAACGATGATATTTTCAATAACCCAATGATAAAAGCTGCAAAAAAAGCTTTATCAAAAGAAGATAAAGAAAGATATGCTAAATTAGGAGAAGAACTTTTTAAAAATATTGATTTTGAAAAATGTAGTGTTGATAATATTCCGCCAATGATGGGAGAATCTATTTTATATATTGAAAGTATGTTAAAATCTGGATTACATCCAAGTATGTTAAGTAAAGAAGAAAAATTTATACTTAAAGATGTGTTAGGAGAAAAATGGTATGAAAAATATGGATATGTAAAGGAAGATTTAGATGATATAGTAACATTAAAAATAAATTAATCTTTACTATATATAAATATGCAATTAATAACTAAATTATTTATATTCTTTTCATCTGTTATACTATTTTCCTTATTATATTATTTTAGTGGAAATAATTTAAGTTATACTGATTCCATTGTATTATCAACAAGTTTTCAAACATTTAATGGAGCAGATGTAATGGATTTTAATGATAAAATTAAAATTATGTCAACTATACAAATGATATTTTCATATGTATTTATAGTAATCATACTTTATAGCTTTTCAAAATGATAAATTAATAAAATTGATTTATAATTTTATAAAATTGTAAATAATACAAATTAACTATTATGAAAATAGCATTTGGGTATAAAATTTCTTCAGGAAAAGATACATGTGTAGATTATCTTATACAAAAATATGGAGGCAAAAAATATTCATTTTCTAAATATTTATACGATATATTATACTATGCACAAAATATTTGTAATTTCAATAAAGAAAAGGATAGAAAATTTCTTCAATGGATTGGAACAGAATGGGGAAGAAATATTGATAAAGATGTATGGATAAAATTATTTTTAAAAGATGTTAAAAAAGATGAAAATAATGGTGTTACAAACTTTTTTTGCTCAGATGTTAGATTTTTAAATGAATTTGAATCTTTAAAAAAAGATGGTTGGATATGTGTAAAACTTAATAGATATATTGAGAATGATGAGAGAATTGGTTCAGGTAATGAAAAACATATTAGTGAATATGAATTAGATTCATTGGCAGATGATAAATGGGATTTTGTTATAAATAACAATCAAACTTTAAATGATCTAATAAAAATAATGGATAAATTATTTTAATTTCTTGTTTAAATAAAAAAATATTTAAACAAGATTTTTTTTTTTTAATATTTATTCTGAATAAATGGAGACAGATACCCCTTTAAATAAAATTACACGAAGAGAACTAAGAATTAAAAGAAGAAAATCAAATTTTAATATTTCTAATCCTAATATAACACATAATCCTAATATAATACATAATATACAAAATAATATTTCAAGTAATGCATCTAATATTATAAAAAGTAGAAAAGAATTAAGGATCGAAAGACGAAATTTGAAACAAAATAATATTATTGAAAATAAAATAGAAAATCTAATAGAAACAATTCAAACAAATAAATTATTTGAAAATAAAATATATTGTTTATCTTTATTAGAAACTCCTTGGAGACTTGAAGAATTTAATAAACAAACATTCAAACCAAATGTTGAAACATATTACGGAATATATGAATCAATTGGATGGATAGGTTGTGGTAAATCTTATATGAAAATATTAAAAGAAGCAAAATATCAAAATTTAAATAAAATTACAATTTGTGAGGATGATTGCAAATTTAAAAACAATTTTTATGAAAAAATTTCTATTATAAATTCATTTTTAGAACAAAATAATAATTGGGACATTTTTGTAGGTGTTATTAATGATTTACCAGACGATACATTGATAAAAAATATTTATGATTATAATGGAATGACATTCTTTGAAATAGATAAAATGCATAGTACAGTATTTAACATATATAATAAAAGTTCTTTTGATAAACTTTTACAATGGGATCATACAGAAGGTCAATTTGATCAATTTATTAAAAGACAAAATTTAAGAATAATAACAACTTTTCCATTTGAATTTAGTTGTTTAAGTGTTAAAAGTATAATAGATAATTCTAACAATGATAATAGTGTTTATTTAAAAGGTTTTGAGATATCTGAAAATTTTTTACAAAAATTTGCTAATAATAAAAAAATAAAATATGAAAGTGTTTTAATAGTACTATTAACTTATAATCGACCTGAAAAATGTAAAAGAGTTATTGAAAATATTGAAAATCAAACATATAAAAATTACAAACTTTTAGTAATTGATGATTTTTCTGATATTAATAATTATATAGTTTTAGAAAATTTTATTAATAAAAAGAATAATGATAAAATTAAATTAATAAGAAATGAAATGAATTTAAAATCTGCAAAAAGTCTTAATAAAGGTCTTGAATATTTTTTGAATAATAATTTTAACTATTTTACATGGTTAAGTGATGATAATATATATTATCATAATTATATTGAGGATTTATTAGATCAAAACTATGATTTTATAACAAGTTCGTTTGAATATTATAATGAAATATCTAACACTACAACTATATTTAAAAATAATTATAAATCAGCAAATGATATAATAAATAATTTTAAAGGTATGGCTGCTTTTATGTGGTCAAAAGAAGCAATTAAAAAAATTGGATTTTATAATGAAGAATTTCAAGGCTGTGAGGATTTTGATTATGAAATAAGAACATATATGAATATAAGTAAAATAAAATTTGTAGATAAAATAACTATGAAATATATATTACATAATGATTGTATAACATTTAAAGATAAGTCTAGAATAGAAGAATTAGCTTTAGATATAAAAAATAAATATATAAAAAATAAATATATAAAAAATGAAAATATTAAAAAAGATATAAATATTGATACTATAAAGATATTTTTATATAATTATAATAATCAGAAATATCATAATAATAATAAATATTATTATTTAAATATTTTAAAAAAAAATTTTAAAATAATAACTAAAGATAATATTAACCCTATTAATGGAAATATAAAAAATATTATTAATAATGAAATTATAAATTATAAAAAAAATATTTTATATATTTTTAACGCACTTGATTATTCTTGGTTTTTAACAGCCATTTTAAATTCATATATAAACAAAATTAATTGTCCTCATGGTCAAAATATTAAAGAACTTTTTTATAAATTTTTATCTGAGATAAATTATATATTTATACAATATGAAGTTATAAAAAATAATAGTTTAGTTCAAATAGGATGTGATAATTTTCCTGATTATTTTTTAGAAATAGTAGAAGAACTTAATGTTTATATATACAATCATGCAAAATTATGCTTAGTATCAAATAATCAAAGTTATAATTATATAAAAAATAATAAAAAAGTTATTAATAAAAATATTATATATTTTCCTCATGAAGGATATATTTATAATCATAAAATTTTAGAAAATAATTCTATAAAAAATATAGATATATTATTTTATGGAAATTTAGATTCAGCATTTAATTATAGAAATGATATATTAAATAATATATCAAAATTTAGTAAAGATAATTCTTTTAATTTTATTAAAAGTAATGATTTATTTGGTGATGAAAAAGATAAATTTTTGGAAAAAACTAAGATAGTAATTCATATACCTTCTCATGATAATTTAAACAATATTCCATGGGCAAAAATTTCTGAATTAATAATGAAAAAAATTTTTTTTATTACGCATTATTCTGAACAAATTTATAATTTTTTTCCAAATACCGTAACATATAAGACAGAAAATGAATTATATGAAAAAATATTATTTTATTTAAATAATGATAAATTAAAAAATGAAATTATTGAAAATAATTATAATTTATTTTATAAAAATTTTAATTTAGATTTATTATGTAATGATTTTATTTTATTATTAAATAATCAAAAAATAATAAATTTTATGATACCAAAATATATTTATAATTATAAAATTATTAATAAAAAAAATTTTAGATACAACAAAATTAGATATTTTAAATTTTATTCATCAAAATATACTAATTTTTATGAACATAAATTAAAATACTATATAAATATATTTAATCATTTACATAACTTAGAAATAGAAGAAATACACTTTGGAGAACTTTATTTTTCTAAAATACCTAATAATTCAGATAATTTTTTAAAATATATAAAATATTTTGAAGAAACAGATAATATTTTATATATTATTGATGAATTAACATATCCACATTTATTGTCATGTTCTAAAATAGATAATTATTGTTATCAGATAATTTGTAATTTTTTATTAAATGCTAATTATATAACTTTTTTTTGTGAAATATTTGAAGATGAAAGATTAAAAACAATAGGTAATATTTTATATGATTTAAAATTTTCTAAAATTTTTTTTAAGAATTCAAAAAAAAATATATTATGTAATATATACAATATAAATTATTTAAATAATTATGATATAAATAATATTTATTATTTTCCACCCATTGGTTATAGTCAAATAAATAATATAATACCATTAATATCTAATTATCAAAAAAAAACAGATATTTTATTTATGGGTAGTGCAAAGTTTGATTACAGAGAAAAAATTATAAGTAAAATAAGTAAAATAAGTAAAAAATATAATTATAATTTTGAATTCTATGATTTATCATTATTTGATGAATATAAAAATGAAAAATTAAAAGATACAAAGATAGTAATTCATTTTCCATCATTTGAAAAATTAAATACTCTTCCATGGGCAAAAATTGCAGAATTAATGTGTAAAAAAATATTTTTTATTATTGAATTTAATAATAACATAATATTAGATGGGTTAGAAGATACTATATGTTATTATTATCCAGATATAGTTGACGATTTGGAAAATAAGATAATATATTATATAAATAATGAAGATAAAAGAAATGAATATATAGAAAAATGTTATGAATATATAATTACAAATTATAATATGGATGATTTTATAAAAAATTTATCATATGAAATATAAATTATTTCATCCATATAAATTTATTTATTATATCTGTATATCCTAATATTATTTTACATACTTTATCAGAAACATTTATTGAATTATAATCTTGAATAATATCACTTTCAATTTTTTCTGATCTTAAAATTAATTTAATAGTATTTTTTAAATTATCCCATTTAATATTTCCTATAGCTATAGATCCTGATTCAATACCTTCTGGTTTTTCTGTAGAAGTTCTTAACATAATACCTTTAAATTTGAGAATTTCTGTCTCTTCTGTTAAAGTTCCACTATCTGATATAACACATTTTGCATTAATTTGTAGATTGCAATATTCTATTATACCTATTGGCGAAGATAAAATTATATTTTCATTCAATTTAAAATTTTCTTTTTCAATATATTCTTTCGCTCTTGGATGTGCAGGAAAAAATATAGGTAAATTATATTCTAATGCTAAATTATTTAAAGAATTTAACATTTGTCGAAGATTTTCTTTTATTGTAATATTTTCTTCTCTATGAGAACTCCATACAAAATACTTATTTGGTATTAAATTATATTTTTCATACGCTTTTGATTCTATTATTTTTTCTTTTATAGAATATAAAACTTCTCTCATAGGTGAGCCTATAACAAAAGTATATTGCGTTAAACAATTTTCATTTAATAGATTCTTTCTTGCGTGTTCAGTATAACATAAATTAACATCCGATAAATGATCTACTAATTTTCTATTAATTTCCTCAGGTAAATTTATATCAAAACATCTATGCCCTGCTTCAAAATGAAAAATAGGTATTTTTAATCTTTTAGCAGAATATACAGATAAACAACTATTTGTATCACCATCAACTAATATAGCATCAGGTTTTATTTCTAAAAATAGATCATATGTTTTTGATATTATATCTCCTATGGCATGTCCTATGTTTTTTCTTGAACAATCAAGATAATATTCTGGAGGAGATATATTTAAATCTTTAAAAAACACATCATTTAAATTATAATCATAATTTTGTCCGGTATGAATTAAAGATACATCGAAAATCTCTCGAGCTTTATTTATGATCATAGATAACCTTATAATTTCAGGTCTTGTTCCTACAATTATAGCAAGTTTCATTTATAATAATAATTATAATTATTTTAAATTTTTTTTTTATATATATATATATATAAAATGTTGCAAAAATGGAAAATTGATATAATAGAAAAAAATAAAAATAAGGCTTTATCTTTTGTACACATACCAAAAACAGCTGGAACATATGCGTCAAACTATATAGATCATTTTAAAATTCAAAATTTAGGTCATAATATACAAAAAGATAAAAATAAATTTACATTCACAATAATAAGAGAACCTTATAAAAGATTTGAGTCTATATTGAATTTTAGATTAGATAAAAAATATTATAAATGTCCAAGTTTTGATTGGCCTGAAAATTTAAATTATATATATTATGACGAAAGTATAAGTTTAGATATGATTGTAGATAAAATGTCAGATAAAGATATTTTAAATTTTAATCATAAAAAAATGATAGATTATTCCTTAAATATTGATTTATTTATAACAATAGAAGAATTTTTACCGATGTTAGAATTATTAGGTTATGATATAAATAAAGTAAAGATTAATAATAGAATGATATCTGATAAAAATAGAGGTATTTTGTCCCAAAAAAATATTGAAAGAATAAATAAATTATATAATCAAGATGTAATTTTATATGAAAAATGGACAAAATCTAATATTGAAGATAAAGATATTTATAAAAAAATAAGTAAAAATGATTATTATAATCAATTTAGGTATATAATTTTAAATAAAAGACAAGTATGTGATTTCGAATTAATAATTAATGGAGGTTTTGCACCTTTAGAAGGTTTCATGAATATAGATCAATATTTAAACTGTATAAATAATATGAAAATATTATCTGCTGGAAAAGAAGTTTTTTTCCCAATTCCTATTACATTATGTATTAATGAAAAAAAAATGTTTGATTTAGAAAATGAAAATTATGTTGTTTTAAAAGATGAAACTGGATTAAATTTAGGATTAATGGAATTTTCTATATATAAACCTGATATTATATATGAATGTGAAAAAGTCTTTGGTTGTTATGACTTAAATCATCCTTATATACAAATTTTAAATAATTATCAAAAAGATGGATATATATATAATATTGGTGGTAAAATTATAGATTATAATGAAGTTCCTCATTATGATTTTAAAGATTTAAGATTATCTCCTAAAGAGACTAAAGAATTTTTTAAACAAAATAATTGGAAAAATATAATAGGTTTTCAAACTCGAAATCCAATGCATAGGTCTCATTTCGAACTAACAAAATATGCTTTAAATAATTTAGAAGATTCTAAACTTTTATTACATCCTGTTGTAGGAATAACTCAGGATTGTGATATAGATTATTTTACACGTGTAAGATGTTATAAAAAACTTATTAAATATTATGAAAATGAAGAAAATGTTAAATTATCTTTATTACCTTTATCAATGAGAATGGCAGGTCCTAGAGAAGCAGTTTTACACGCCTTGATTCGTAAAAATTATGGATGTACACATTTTATTGTGGGAAGAGATCATGCTGGACCATCTAGTAAAAAACAAAATGGTGAAAATTTTTACGAACCTTATGAAGCACAAAATCTTTTAATGAAATATGCAGATCAAATTGGAATAATTCCAATTATTTCAAAAGAAATAGTTTATACTATTGATTTAAATGAAATAGATGAAAATAATGGTAAATATTTACCTATAGATGAAGTTAATGAAACAAAAAAAGTTATGAATATATCAGGAACACAACAAAGAAATATGTTAAAAAATGGAGAAAATATTCCTATGTGGTTCTCTTTTCCAGATATAATTGATGAACTTAAAAATAGTATTAATAATAAAGGCTTATGTATATATTTTATAGGTTTATCAGGCGCTGGTAAATCAACATTAGCCAATTTTTTAATAAGTAAATTAAAAGAAATAACAAATAAACCTATAACATTATTAGATGGAGATATAGTTAGATTAAATCTATCAAAAGGATTAGGATTTTCAATTGAAGATAGAAGTACAAATGTTCGTAGAATAGGTTTTGTTGCATCAGAAATAGTAAAACATGGTGGTATAGTAGTATGTGCAAATATAGCACCATTTGAAAATGATAGAGAATATAATAAAAATTTAATTGCACAATATGGAAAATATTTAGAAATATTTGTTGATACAGATATTGAAACATGTGAACAACGAGATATAAAAGGTTTATATAAATTAGCTAGAGAAGGAAAGGTTAAAGAATTTACAGGAATAAGTTCACAATTTGAAAATCCTAAAAACAGTGAAATAATATTAAAAGAAGATTCAATAGAAAATAATATAAATATAATAATGAATTACTTGAATAAAAATATTTTAAAATTATATATTAATACTGAAGTTAAAGAAGAAGTTAAAGAAGAAGAAGTTAAAGAAGAAGAAGTTAAAGAAGAAGAAGTTAAAGAAGAAGAAGTTAAAGAAGAAGAAGTTAAAGAAGAAGAAGTTAAAGAAGAAGAAGTTAAAGAAGAAGA